TTTTTGATATTCCTTTCTAAAAGAAAAGTAATAATTTTTTGCTTCTTCATAATATGATCTGGCCGATGGTCAAAGAAAGCGCGAGACATAATTTTATCTGCTTTCAATCCTTTAAATTTGAGGTAATGATAATCAGCATCAGCCATGACGCGAGCAGTACAAACAACGATATAGACATTTTTTAATTCCTGTATTCTTTTCCAATGATTAGCGAGAGGTAGTAGCGAATCGCGCATGACTTTAGCATAAGTGGAATTCTTTTTCCATGCCGCCAAATCTAGCGAACCATCCGCTTTTGTAATTTGTCGATGCGATGAATCAATCACAGTCGCATCTAAATCGAATATAACATATTTCATTTTATAGATGGCTCCTCATTTTGACCTAATGGAGTCGGGCAACCATGAATTCCGTTTTCCCTTTTGTAGTCCACAATTTCTTGGCCGATTGCCATGTTAGACTTACGCCATGAATTCGCAAAACGTCCATGCGCTTCTGGCTTGCTCATATTATAAAATTCAGATGAGCCGCCAACAGGCTTTTCGCCAGATGTTCGCAAGTCTTGAAATAAGCCCGTTACGCGAAAAGGCTTATAACGAGAATGGAAAAATTGTTCCGCTGATAAGCATTCGTCAAACGTGCCAAGTTTAGCAAAGTGTAATTTGCCAATTAGCGAACCATCTGCTAGAGAGAATGAGCGTTCCATATCTGCAAGCGTGTTGCGGATTCGAGATTGAACCCCATTAAAACCGCCGCTGTAGCATTCTTTCGCAAATCCATCTTTGAAAATAGACGCGCCTCTAAATGCCGGAACGTATGCACCTAAATTGGTGACTTCCCACAAATAATTGTAGCCCAAATCTGCAAACGGGCAACCGTCTGAATTATCGGGAGTTGAAGTTGAATGAATAAACATAAAATAATTTTTTCCTAATTTAAAATTGTGAATGAGTAGCCTATAATGCCTGTTATATTTAGGAATACCAAATTCCAAGTACGGTTTATTATAGCCTGTCGAGTTAGTAAAGCGAGTCCGGTAATTGCAAGCACCTGACCCCATATGAAAGTTATAAAGAATGGAGCAACCGCTAAAGCGGCTGCTCCGATCCAGTTAAGGATAACTGCTAGAGACATTCTAGCAGCTTTCCAAGTGTGAGAGCTGGCGCTTTCTCTAAACCTTCTAGAGTATCCGCGCCAACTTTCGCGGAAATCGCCGCAACCATTTGCGCTTTGGTTTGACCCTTAACGCGCTTGGCCGCAGGCTTAACGGAGATGTAATCAATACCCTCGCGCTTCGCCTTAGCGATTATTGAACGAACCGAACGGTTCAGAAGTTTAGAAAGGGCTTTCGCCTTTTCTAAGTCTAGCGGAGTTTGAGCCGCCATCTCAGCAACCATATCGGTTGTGTAGTTTACCGTCTTAGTCATATGCACCTCGCAATTATTGGACGGGTTAAAGGAATTTCTCATTTTCATAAGGCATATTCTACAGGAGTTTTTCACAAAAGTCAACACCGTTCGCCGCGTTTTTCTTTCGTTCTGTCTCATGGTATTTGCCCTATTCATTATGCGTATTATCCCACAATTTCGCGGAGTTGTCAATACCTAAATCGCAATTGTTGCAATTTGTAACAATTAAGGCCGGGCTCCGCCAGGAAATCCCCTGGTTTATCAATAGGTTAGGTGAGTTTTTCGAAAAAGTGTAGTGAAATCAATGACTTACGGGGCGCGCGGCAGTGCATAGGGGGCGGTAATGAGACTCATTCTCATCTGGCTCGCTCTCGCTCCCCTTCATGCGCAACTTAGGGAAATTTACAAACCAAAAAAGGTGCTAAACTCAGCAGACCTTCCACCCAAGGAAAAAAATACTTGACTTCAGAATTATTTTTAGATATAATTTACTCTATGTCTAAAGAATTAACAGTAATATCTCCTGAAGGACTCGAGGTAGCTAACTCCTACTTACAGTTTGGTAACATAAAAGCCGTATGCGAGTCCCTGCAGGTAACGGAAAACACAGTCGTAGAGACTTTAAACAAACGCGAGGTCAAGAAATACATTGACACAGTGTACTTAGACCTAGGCTATAGAAACAGACAGAATATCGCGACTGTAATGGACGAGATGATTCAGTCAAAATTAGATGAAGCTCAAGAAAGCGGGATGTACTCTAGCAAAGATTTAGCAGATTTACTGCAACAAGCCCATAAAATGCGAATGGACGAGATCAAGGCACAAGCAGACCTAGAAAAAATAAATCAAACTAACATTAAAAGTCAAACTAATGTCCAAATCAATGAAGGAATACCTTTCGGACAAGGAAATTATGGTAAATTAATGGAGAAACTGCTAAATGGAACCGAGTAATATAGATGAGCAGGTTAGACGACTAGAATTAGAACTAGCGACCCATGAAGTCCAGTGTGAAGAACGTTGGAAAACCAATTTTTCACGCCTGACAGAAATAGAGCGCCAACTTAGTCGAATGGAAAATATGATAAGAGCTGGTGGCGCTACCACTATACTCTTTTTACTCGGGATTATTGTTTCTATAGTAATGTGATCATTGAAAGCATACTCTGCGTAGCTTTGAACATATATTTCGAAGCCCGTAGTGAAGATTTACGCGGAAAAGTAGCCGTGGGTTCAGTAATTATGAACCGTGTGGAGTCTCCTATTTTTCCTGACACAGCTTGTGACGTAGTTTATCAAGCAGAATACCTAGGAAAATGGCCAAGACGACATCGTTGTCAATTTAGTTGGTTTTGTGATGGCTTGGCAGACATTCCAAGAGAACCCAAAGTGTGGGCACATTCATTAGCTGTAGCTAAATGGATTTATGGTATTGGATTACCAGATATTACCAATGGAGCATTATGGTATCACTCTAATGATGTTTCCCCAGAGTGGGCAACAAATGAGTATATTCAGATTGGTTCCCACAAGTTTTATAGAGAGGTAAAATAAATGGAAATACATGAAAAACGTGGTATGTGGATAGTTACTGGCGGACCTGAAAAACGGGTCTTTGATAACGAAGCAGATGCTATTAAATACGCTAAAGGTCATCATGTAGAAGAGCCTGATGAAGATGAATGGGAAGATGACGAGTAGTGATTTTAGAATACGAAGCAATGCCCTTAATACAACCACTACCCATTCCGACTAAAGGAAGGGGCATATTTACTGCAATATGGGTATGGCTAACTAATAGTAGAAAATGGATGATCGCAGAAGATTGGTTTTTTACTATTAATGGCGAAAATTTTGTAATTCCCAAAGGATTTCAGTTTGATGGCGCATCCATCCCTAGAGTCTTTTGGTTCTTATTAAATCCTATAGGATTATTACTAATACCGGGACTTATCCACGATTATGCTTACAAATTTTCGAAATTGAAGTTTAAGACTGGTGAGTGGGGCCCTGTAATGGATCAGAGAGAATGTGATATGACCTTTAGGGAAGCGGCGATAGCAGTTAATGGATTTAAGTTTATTAACTACTGTGCCTGGTTTACGTTATATTGTTTTGGATTTTTAGCTTTTAGAAAGCACAGAATAAACTCAGGAGACTGAAATGCCAAAAGGTAGAGGAACATACGGATCAAACGTTGGTCGACCCAAAAAGAAGAAGCCTAAAAAGCGTCGAGGCAAGAAGTAGATGCCTCGAAAGCGAGATCCTAGACTGAAAAGGGCTGGGGTCAAAGGCTTTAATAAACCAAAGCGAACTCCGAGTCATCCTAAAAAGTCACATATTGTGGTAGCAAAGGTAGGGAATAAGATTAAAACTATTCGCTTTGGTCAACAAGGCGCTAAGACGGCTGGTAAACCTAAAGCGGGTGAATCAGCAAAAATGAAAGCCAAACGCAAATCTTTCAAAGCTCGTCACCGCAAGAATATTGCAAGGGGCAAAATGAGCGCAGCTTATTGGGCCAACAAGGTTAAATGGTAATAGAAGCATGACAGATAACGACAGAAATGAAGTACAGGTAGACCTAGACAAGTATCAGGCTATGTTACGAAAGATTGATGAATTAGAAGATGCTGCTGCAGCTGGTCCTGCACCCGCCGGACCCCCTCCTCCGAAGTATCAAGGAGTTAAGGATTTAGCATCAGCTATAGACTCTTGGAGAATTTTCCCTAGAGTATTTATTTCCACTTACATATATCTTTTGTATTATAGCGCAATGTGGTTCATGGGGCTTCCAGCTCCAACAATGGAACAAGCAGGTTTAATATCAGTAATAGTAGGAGCAGGTGCAGCATGGTTCGGTTTATACGCAAATACAGGATCGTCCAAAACATAGCATTACTATGTTTATTAACTTCGTGTGCTAGTATGTCACCCCCAAAGGTTGAATTTAGTGTCAACTTTGGAGTGTATGACCATTATACAGCGCCCTTTTATATGCGTACTTCCCTAGGAAGAAGATGTTATGCTGATTTTGACATTATGGTTCGCTATCCCCACTGTTACTGGTAAGAAAAATGACGGTACAAATAAGTAGGAAAGATATAACTTCTGATGAGTTATTAGATTTACAATCTGAGACACGTTTTCTTAAATTACCAGTAGCTCCATATTTGGATCTACTCGGCATAACCCCGCTATCATCGCAGATAGCGATTATTAACGCGATAAATAATCCTAAATACAGGTTTATTTGCGCAGCATTATCAAGGCGTCAGGGAAAGACATATATAGCCAATATAATAGGACAGTTGGTATCTCTAGTACCAAATTCAAACATTTTAATTATCTCACCTAACTATGCGTTGTCTCAGATTTCTTTTGATCTGCAAAGAACGCTAATTAAGCATTTTGATTTAGAAATTAAAAGAGATAACGCCAAAGATAAAATAATTGAGTTATCTAACGGTTCTACTGTTAGAATGGGATCTATAAACCAAGTAGACTCAACAGTTGGTCGCTCTTACGACCTAATAATATTTGACGAAGCAGCATTATCCGCAGACGGCCGCGATGCTTTCAATGTGGCACTAAGACCCACACTAGATAAAACAAGCTCTAAGGCAATATTTGTATCCACCCCGCGAGGAAAGAATAATTGGTTTGCAGAATTCTATGATCGCGGTTTTAATGACGAGTTTCCAGAGTGGGCATCTATTAGAGCTACTTATCGCGACAATCCTCGTATGAGTGAATCAGACATTAATGAAGCTCGAAGCACTATGAGCGATGCGGAGTTTAGACAAGAATACGAAGCTGATTTTAATACTTACGAAGGTCAAATTTGGAATTTTGACATTGAGCATTGTATCGCAGACTTAAAAAGTATGGAAACTTCTAAGATGGATATGATAGCAGGGATGGACGTAGGGTATAGAGATCCTACTGCATTTTGTGTTTTAGGGTATGATTGGGATTCTGAGAAATTTTATTTATTTGATGAATATCTCGATTCGGAGCGCACCACTGAGAAGCACGCTATAGAGATACAGAAACTAATTAAAAAGTGGGATATAGACTACATTTATATCGACTCTGCAGCGCAACAAACTCGCTTCGACTTCGCACAAAATTTTGACATATCAACCATCAATGCAAAAAAATCTTTGACCGATGGAATTGGCCATGTCGCTTCGATAGTAGATAACAACAATTTAATTGTGGATCAGAGATGTGAACATACTCTGAAAAGCCTGGATCAATACCAATGGGATCCAAATCCTAATTTGGTAAAAGAGAAGCCCAGGCATAATTTTGCTTCTCATATGGCAGACGCTTTAAGATATGCGTTATATTCTTTTGAAACCGTGCACACTTCGTTCTAATAGACATGGTTGAAAAAGAATCTTGACTTCAAACCTCAACTTCGATATAATTTGGGTTAAAGAAAATGGTAGAGCTAAAAAGAGATCTGGTAAAATATGTCAGAGACAGAGCAAAATCAAGATATAAAAAAGGCATTGAATGTTACATCTGTGGTGAGACGTCTAACTTAGACTTTCACCATTTTTATAGTTTAAGTCCCTTACTGTATGGATGGGTTAAAAAACACAAAAAGATCCCTGAAGAGGTCTTAGAATTCAGAGATGAATTTATACAAGAGCATACAGCAGAGCTCTATGAACATACAGTTACTCTATGCCATGAACATCATTTAAAGCTTCATTCTATTTACGGTAAAGACCCTTCGCTAGCAACTGCTAAGAAGCAGGAAAAGTGGGTAGAAATACAGAGATCAAAACATGGCATGGTATGACAGATTATTAGGAATTGACCGCGAAGAGAAGCTGAATCCGGCTCAAGAGTTCTATGATAATAAAACAGATTCAACTCGTGAGCCTATACAGCAATACGAGCGAGCATACGAAGAACTAGAAATTGTAAATCGTGGCGTCAACATGATAGTTGATGATACTGCTGAGATCAGAACAAAAGTCGGTCCAGCGATTAAAGGTAGAAGTATAGTCAAGAACATTAAAAGATCTAAAGTTGATCTTTTAGTAAATCAAGAGCCAAACCCGTTTCAAGACATAAATACATTTCGTCGAAACTTGGTCATTGACTTTATACTAGATGGCAATATTTTTGTCTACTATGATGGAGTTCACTTGTATCATCTTCCATCGGATAAGATGACGATTAATGCAAGTGATACAACTTATATAGAAAGTTATGCTTTCCAACAAGATATTAAGTATAAGCCAAGCGAAATTATTCATATTAAAGAGAATTCATTCTATTCTATATATAGAGGAGTTCCCAGGTTAAGTCCCTCATTGCGTACAATGCAACTGATGACAAGTATGAGAAAGTTTCAAGATAACTTTTTCAAAAATGGGGCAATACCAGGTCTAGTATT